TTTCATCGAAAACAATAGATTTGTCAAAGCATTGATATGCTTTGAGAGGATTAACACAGGACATAGTGAGGATGCCCTGACGTCTTTATTAGAGACGCCAGCCTCCGCGTTGCGGGGCTTTCTGCATATTTGCAGCTTTAGTGCGCTTCGCGTGATGTCTAAAAGACTTAACGGACTTGTACTTACGTACTGGTTTACGATGTAAAACTTTCATTTTTCGTCCTTAGTTAATTAATTGTTTGAGGTTTGGTGTCACCTAGCACAGTTACATCAAGTAAAGTAACTGTGCTCGGCTTACGCCGACTCCTTCGGAGTAGGTGTTTGTTCTTCTACAGCAGGGGCTTCAATAACTTGTTTTGGCTCTGTAAGACCCAATTTTTCTGCTTCCGCACGATTTTCTTCATTATTAAGAAACTCGATAAGATTAGCGGCATCGTTGTCAAAACGAGCACGCAAAGTAGCAGGCAGATTCATAAATTCTTCATCTGCTGCAATAACTCGATCTAACGCGGTCTTATAGTCTGAAATACCAGTAAAGTCGCCATAGCGAGGACTTAGAGGAGCATCTGGTAATTGACCAGTAATATTAAATTGACGAAGTATATTATTAATATCACATTCGTCTTTAAATTGCTGCTGAGCCAGAGACGCGTCCTCACACGCTATCCCTGACTCATCTGATGCAGCAAGGGTATCATAATTGTAAGGTGTACGTAAAAATGGAGCGATAATTTTAGCCATTTTAATTTCCATAATGTGTTGAAGAATGATGTATCGTAGATTCACCAGACGGATGAATAGTAGTAGAAGAAGTAGAACTTGATGGTCTATCTAAAGGCAAATGTTTAGTACCTTTAATAGCGCCTAAAACAGAAGCAGCAGAAGATGCACCTTGACCTAAATCACGAAATGCAAAAGGTGCCCATCCAAAAGTATCATAATATTTACCTTCAGCTTTTGACTTAGGTAATAAAGCCCAATTTGAAGCAGCATGAGATTTAGCTACATCAGTTTGAGCTAAATTTAAACCAGTTAATGCTTTTATTTGGTTCTTTTGTTCACGAGTTAATGGAGCTCTTTCAATTTCAACTAATTCTTGAGCACGTTTTAAACTAGTATCAGCAGCAATATTATCAGCAGTATTATCTTTAACTTTTAAATCTGCTTGTCGTTGTAAATACTCAGTATAACGACCCATAGCATTAGAAGCAGATGAAGCTGCATTACCTAATGCATTTTGTACTGGAGCTGGTGCAACAGAAGAAGCACCAGAACCAGCGCCTTGTGAATAAGCTAACATAGGATTAAGACCAGCTGCTTGTAAATCTTTAACAGTAGTTTGATACCTAGTAGCAAATTGTTGAGCATTAAATGCATTTGCATCAGCTTGACGTTGAGCAGCAGCCTGATTTTGTTGTTGAGTACCAATATAATTAAGACCACCAGTAAGTAAAGAACTTACTGGATCAATAATATCTCCAATAGCACCTGTTATACCAGATGCTATTTGGGTGATACCATCAAACATTCCCATAATTAGAAATGATCGATTAAGCCTGGTACAGAGTACATAGGCATTGGACGGGCTTTCTTAACATCAAAAAAGCTATCAAAAATAAACTGTTGACCATTAGCAGCAGAACCTACAGCCACCACCCTAGATACGGGTGGAGTAGATTGGATGAAGGTACTATTGAGAGTAGGTAAAGAAGTAAACTTCTCAGCAAGATGCCATCCATCGATAGTGCCACTTGCAGTAGAGCGGAAAAGGCTACTAATGCGAGAAGGATAATAGCGATATTCAGCCCACCGTTCTTGGTAACCAAATACGTTATTGTCAGTAGAAGTACCAGTAACATAAATTTCCTTATTGAGGATGGCTTGTTCGCCTAAGGTTGCAAAAGCAGGAAAATAAAAATCATAACGAGTAGAACGGCTCCACATACGAGCCAAACCTTGCTGATATGTCAAATCAGCACGGATAGATACCAAACCTAAGATAACGCCATGTTCAGTAAATGATTGAGTAAACCCATGATTATGAGCAAGGGCAGTACCCATAGCAGCAAGTGTGCCCATAGGGGTAGTTGTTCCACTTGCATTCGTACCTGACGTTTGCGCAATGGGGTTAATATTAATAGGAGTAGAACCACCGCCAATATACTCAGGACGCTGTAAACGAGCATCGGGTGAAATAACCCCGAAGTGAGCGCGGATGATTTCTGTATAACGAGTTCCTCCACGGGCATCCCTTTCTAATAATTTTTGAATTTGAAAAGATTGACGTAATTGATTAATTGTTGCAGCTGTAGCTTGAGATAAATCAGCATATAAACCAGCAGACGGAGCACCAGCAGAATCTAGATATAACTTATATCCGTCACCGGAAACAGCATGCATACCACGTAATGTACCGTCAGTAACTTTAACACCAATTTTTGTATCAGCAGCACCATCAAATGCGACTGGTGCAGTAGAACCTAGCGGTAAAGAAACAGAAGTGCCTTTTTGTGGCCATGGTAAAGCAGAAGTAAAATAATCTTTGCGCTTACCACGACGAAGCAAAGTATAGTTAGAAACAGTATCTGGGCCATCACCTGTATCTACAACAACTGAATTTTGAAGGTTCTCATCTCTGAACCATTCATTCCAGATTAAATTGTAAGCACGAGGCCAAAAAGCACAATGAGAAACTGTGGAACCTGCAGTAACTTGTCCAACAGTAGGCAGTCCCATATAATCTTGTAAACTGCCAATAGCATAACCACCAGCAGGAGATACTTGTTGAGGGACTACATAAGAAATCGAATCAGATGGATTCGCTTGTTGTCCCATAAATTTTTGCCAATTCGACCAAATGAGGCGATTTGGCACAAAAAAGAAGAATGAATCGAGGATAAGATTATCCATCGTAGGATACAAAGGCGTTGCCATACGAGCAAACGCAGTCATATTTAATTTAAACGTATCGCCAGGCAATACTTCATCTACATATACAGGAACTAAGTATCCGGCATCGAACGTAGTTTTATGCGTGGATTGGCAATCAAATGAAGAACGCGGAATATCCGCTTTTGGAATCATCGTAAATTGATGAATGTCTACCGACTTATTGCGATGCATGAGTGCAAGCTCCTGAGTAGTTGGGTGAGAAAAGAAAAAACACCTTTTCTCTACCCTTTATTTAAAACCTATTATTCAGATATTACAACATCTTGTGCCCTAGTTAAAACCCTAGGTACTCCACCATCCGGTGATAAAAATGTTCCGGTTTGATCACAAAATGTTCCCATTTCATATAAATCATAGTCTTCTGGATGACCATGCATTTCAGAATCTTTACGATTAACTTCATCAGTAAATGATCTTACGGCAGCACCAGTAGTAGGAACTACGAATGGACGACCATAAGCATCAATAGCACGATCTTTAACAGATACTACAACATGAATAGTCATATATTTTCCTTTATGTGAGGGTTCGAGGTAATAATTTGATCCGACTTTCTAAGATTTGTCGCTTCGCATCCAATCTTTTATGGTCATGTGAATCAGGATTTAGTTTAGCATTAATTTCACGTTTGTAAAGCAATTCGTCATATTCAAATGGATTGTCGTTTTGATACAACTTATCATAATATTTTGGAGGTTTCATTTTTTTTCCACGGACTACAACGTAGTCGTGAGGATATACGTCGGATTTATACCTCTTATACCACTCTTTTCCTACAGCAGTACGTAATGACATACGATTATATTCAGGCTTCATAAACTTTAATTCGCCTGTTTTAAGATCACACCAATGATAATGGTTAGGATCTATTTTTCCAGTTTGTTTACTGACGATATATCTGGCCACGTACGCCGCAGACTCGAATGTAACATCTCCCACTGAGCTGAATCCAATGGGTTCATATTGGCCGGTAACTTTATTTTTAAGACTCCAGCAGCGTTCAAGGTGTTCGGATGTATAAATGTTACTTCCAGACTTTGTGCGCTTGAAGAGCTTTTTATCGGATGGACTCCATCCGAAGATACATGCATGGTAATGAGGGCGTCCGAAGTTCGTGCCATATTCTCCAGCCATGTAAAAACGTATTTGTTGAGATGGAAGACTTTTTCGCAATCTTTTAAAGAATCTTTGAAAATGACTGTGGTCAAGGGAGTTGTCATGAGGGAGGTTCTCCTGATTATAAGTGAGGGTTATAAAACAGTTTTGTTCGTGCATTTGAGCTTCATGCATACAACGCATAGCCCATTGACGAGATCTTTCTAGTCGACAGCCTATACATTGCCCACAAGGCAAATTCAGGCTGCGAACTATATCATGTTTTCGAG